CGCGAAGTTCTTCCAGTCGAGCAGGAGGCCGCCGTTGAGCGCCGTCGCGACCGGGAGGATCTGGCTCATATCGGGTGCCGGGTTCTGGACCGTCAGCTCCGCCGCTTGCGGCGACAGGACGCCGGCGTGACTCCGCGCCCAGATCTTGACGAGCAGCGTCCGCGAGGGCACGCCCGCGTGGTCCTCGACATTCTGCTCCCACAGATAGACGAACCCGGGCGCGGCCACGGTCGTCGCGTGTCGCTTCGCGCCGCCCGTCCACACTTCGAGCACGTAGTCGCGGATCTCGGTGTCCTGGGTGACGTCGTCCTCGCCATCGCCGACGCCTCGGAACAGGCTGACGGCGTTCCACGTGAATTTCGCCTCGGTGCCGGCGAAGTCCGTATCGTGCGGCGACCCGGTGATACTGTTGACGAGCCGGAGCCCGGTCACCCGAGGAGGCGGCGGCGGTCCGATGCGCCGATCGATCCGCGCGAGGTAGCCGTCCGTGATCGCCGTGAGCGCATAGCCCACCATGATCGGCGGGTTCGGCAGCTCGATCTCGATCACATGCACCCAGGCGCTCGGCACGCCGAAGCTCGTCACCGCCCGGAGGCGAATGTCGACCGTCTGCCCCGGCGCCAGCGGGCCTATCCCGATCCCGTTGACCTCGGCCAGGACCTCCTCGGGCACGCGCGTCCAGGGAAACGTGTCGTCCTGACCGGAGGGGCGCCACGCCGCCTGCACCGTCGCGGCCGTGAGATTCTCGCTGGCCGGAAACGTCCACTGCGCGGTGATGCGCGTGCCGATGCTCCCGGTCGGCGCCCGGCTCACCAGCGCGCCCTCAGAGGTGAGCGCGAAGATGACTGGCTCTGGCGGATGGCGCAACTCCGGCGGGGTCGTGATCTGGGGCGTGTGCGGCGGGATCGGGCCGGTGTCCGCGTCGTGGATCGCGGGCGCGGCGTCGACGGCCGTGATGCGGGCCCCCAGATCCTTGAGCATCTCGATCCGCGTGACGATGAGCTCGACGCTCTCGGTCCCAGTCTCGCCGAACATGAAGATGTCACCGGCTGCCGGCGCGTCGTCGGCCGGGATCGGCGTCGGGAACGTCACCGTGAGGTTGTCGCCCACGACCGTCGTCACGGCCGCCACCACCGACGAGATGTCCGACCGGCGGACACGAATGTTGTAGGTGTGCGCGGTCTCCATCGGCAGGACTTCGTCGACCGTCGCCGCCGTCGCGTTGCCGCCACCGTCGAGGGTCACGCTCTTGAGGCGACCGGACTTGATCCCCTGGAGCCACACATCGTGCGTCCAACGGATCAGGTCACCGCGCGTGCACACGAGGTGCTCCACGTCCGTCTCGAAGGTGTAGACCTCGGGGCGGAGCGTGGCCGAGGCGAGGTGATAGCGCGCTTCCTTGTGCGCCTGCTCCGCGTTGGTGACGCCGAGGAATTGGATCGTCTCGAACTTGGTCGCGGTCAGCTCGTCGAAGCCGTCGGCGTAGACGAGGACCTCGTCGAACTCCCAGTTGGCGTCCGGATTGATGAACTGCGCCTTGATCGCATGCGGCAGGTCGCGGAACACCTTGCCGCCGCGCGCGTTGCGACTGTTGCGCGGTGTGAAGTGCTGGACGGGGACGGTTTGCGGGAGGTCGCGGACCACGCCGAAGGTGCCGTCGACGCTCCCCATCGTGGCGCGCCCCACCGCCGTGACCTGGGCCAGGAGCTCCTTGACCGTCGTCTTCTGCTCCACGACGAAGGAGAACGTGCGCCCCTTGGCGGCGCACTCGGTATGCCATGCCTGCAGCGCGGAGAGGTCCAGCCGGTGATCCCCCAGCGGACGCGCGTTGGCCGTCCCCTGCAGCACCGCGCGATAGTGTGACGCCGGATTGCGCGTGATGCGCGGAATCCACGAGTTCGTCCCGACGTCGTAGTCGGGGAGGATGCTCTCCGCGATGCAGTTGAACTGATCCACGATCCCGTTCAGTTGATCCGTGGCCTTGATGCGCAGCGCGACGACACACATGGGCGCTGGAGGCGTCAGCGGCTCCTCGTACAGCCACGAGCGCAGCACGCCCCACGTCGCGATGCTCACGACGGCCCCGACCCCCTGCCCGTTGCCGGCGCCGAACTGATGCAGTTTGACCTCGTACACCGCGCGCGCGATGCCGGCCTGCCGAACAGACTGGCGAAGCGGCTGCGTCGTCTTGCCGGTGTACGTCGTATCGCTCGCGATGATCCACGTCGTGTCGCCCTGCTGGCGATAGGCGACCTGGATGCGCGTGCCGACCTGGACGATCTGACCGTCGCCGTTGATGTGGTAGAGGCCGGCGGCGAACACGAAGTCGACGGAGAACTCATCGACCGGGCCGTTGGTGACGCGGACCGGCTCGACGTCACCGACGAGACTCAGCGACAGCGACTCCTCGTGGGGCCGGTTCGTGTAGAGCGTCAGCGGCAGGTCGGACGGGTAGCCCTCCCGGATCTCGTACTCGACTTCCTGATAATTCGCGATCGGCGTGTCGCCGATCTTGAGCTCGCTCAGTGCCAGCGGCCCGTAGCCGACGACGAAGAGCTGCCGGAGGTACTGCGTATTCCCGACGATCTCGGTGAAGGGCTTGGAGCCGAGGTTCGGGAAGATCTTGTGACGCCCAAAGACTCGGCAGAAGACGCCGAAGGGGTTAGGGACGTTGCGCGTGCCCGTGATACTGAAGACCGGCGCATCGTCCCCCGAACCGGACTTGATCTTGGGCAGCGGCGGCGGCGGGAAGATCAACGTGAGGGCGCCGCCGACGACCAGGCCGACGCCCATGAGGATGAGCGGAACGCCGGCACCGAAACCGTAGACGGATAGAACTATGCCGACGGCAATGAGGACCACGCCGGCCGCGATTTGCACCCAGGATTTATCGCTGCTGCTCATGCCGCCGCGCGGGATGGCGCGCACCGTGACGACGTGGCCGGCTTTGGGGCGCGTGAACTTCCAATACCGGGGATCTGACGGGGTCCCGTCGATCGCGACGTGTGCAGTTTTCCAGCCCGCCAGCCCGAGGCCGCTGACGATCTGCTCGAGCGTCTGGCCCTCCGGCACCTGGCGCTCGAACCTCTCCATCGTGAACACGTTGGCGAGCACCAGCACGCGCACGAAGCCGGCGGGATGGTCGCCGACGATCTCCGGCTCGTGGACGCGTTCGGCTAGCCCATTGGACATTGAGCTACCCGCGTGCCATGCTTGGCGTCCCAGAGGAGACCACCATGAAGAGGGCAACGCTCGCGATCCTGACGCTGCTGCTGGTCGGCTGTACTACCCACGGCCGCATCGGCGCTATGTCGGAGGTTCCGCCTAACGCGGCTTGGATCGTCGTAATTCGGCCGAGCGGCTTCGTCGGCTGCGGAATCTCTCTGGTCGTAACGGTCGATGGCCAGGAGGCGTATGGCCTCGCGTGCGGAGAGCACGTCGTCCTGATCGTCCCGGCCGGCGAGCACATCTTCGGAGTGAAGCATCGGACTTGGTTCGTAGCGGACGAGAGCACCTCGGCGATGACCGCCGCCGCTGGTCAGCGCTACTATCTCCGCCTCGCAGTCCAGAATCCCGTGGGGGGCCGCCCCGAACTCGACAGGATCACAGAACAGGCCGCTCGCCACCTCATGGCGAAGACGTCGCTGGTCAAGTAGCAAGCACCAGCTCCTCGTGTCGATACACGGCTTCGATGCGAGGAGCCCAATGCGGGTGAATCCGCTCGACACACGTCTCCCTGCCCGCTAGAACGTGCAGAAACCGATCTGGCGCAACGAGGACGCCGACGTGCCGGGCGCCGGCCAGTGACATCGCCAGCACATCGGGGGGCCGCGCGTCCTTGAGGTCCACGCGGCGCCAGCGGGCGCTCGTGCTCTCCTCGAAGAAGAGCCGCGCCACCGTCACGCGGTCGTTGGCCGTCTGGTAGCGGATCGCGAAGCTGGGCAGGCGGATGCCGTAGACCTCCTCGTAAATAGTCGCCACAGCGCCCCAGCAATCCCAACCCTCGCGCGTGCGTCCGCGGTCCTTGAAAGGAACGCCCACGAAGGTGCCGCACCAGGCGGGGATCATGAGTTGAACAAACCTGGAGTCGACGCCGGGTTTTGCACGTGGGCCGGGTACGGCTCGTCCAGGATGTTCTCGAACGGCGAGAGGTCGCCGCTCACGGTCAGCGCGCTCCAGCTCACGTTGCGGAGCGTGCAGTCGTACGGTCCCGCGATCAGCACATCCGGCTCCGCGGCCCGAATCACCGAGATCGTGAACGTCGCCGGGGTGTCAATATTTCGCACCGCCTTGACGATGCGCCGGTCGACGTGGTCGATCTGGAGCGAGATGCGCGTGATCGTGTCCTCGCGGTCGTCGGGGATCGTGAGGTCGAAGGGGAAGGGCTCGTAGGTGTCTCCGTTGGAGATGATCGGAGTCCAGTTATTGACGAAGAACATCGTCAACATGTCGGGGTGAGACAGCGCGACCAAAAACAGAAAGGCCTCACCAGTCTCTGCTGCCGTAAACACTTGCCGGGTCGCAAGAGTCAGAGACCTCATGGCTAAGGTCGGATCTCCAGCGTCATCACCACGCGGATCATGTCTGGCTCGAGGAACTCGTAGGCCGGCGTCGCCGTAAAGGCGTAGGTCCGCGTCACCGCGTCCCGGTCCTCCCACGTGAAGGTGAGCGTCCCGCCCTTGAGCTCGGTGACGAAGAAGGCGTCGAATGTGTTGAGCTGGGCCTTCGAGTCGAGGATGACGGCGCCGCTGATCGGACGCGGCGCGGCCGTGTACCGCTGTCGCATCTTGGCCGGCCCGGCGTCCATCTCCGTGCGCAGCATCGTGTTCGGCGGTGATTCGGCGTAGCCGTCGACGAGCAGGACTTGCGGGAGGGATATCGGCCAGGTGGGCACTAGACGGACTCCGCTACGTGCGCCCACGTCGTTCTATGTCGAACCGCACAGACGACAGGGTGAGATACTCCGAACTTCCTCGCCAGAGATCTGGCTGACTCCGTGCTCGCGCGAATCTCACGAATCGCGTCTACGGTTAGCTTGGCGTGCACGTGTTGTTCGCCCTTGGCGCTACGACCTTTCGCGGTGCGATCCGCAATGTTGTCGAGGTTAGTTCCTAGAAAGAGGTGGGCGGGATTACAGCACGGCGGATTGTCACAGCGGTGGAGCACACCCAAGCCGTCTGGAATCGGG